TTGGTGCCGGAGCAACCCGCCGCGGTGCCGGATCGCCGTGTTCCGGGTTCTCGACTCGCACCGTGTAGGGTGCGGGCTCTGGCGTTACGAGGACCGCTCCATTGTTGCCGACGAGCTCGGCGGCATCGACGCGCGAAACCTCGAAAACGTCGCCCGGTTTTCCGTTCTCTCCGCCCACAATTCGCGGTTGCGTTAACTTCACTTTCACCATTGCCACAGTGGGTCTCCTTTGATGGCCGTTGTTTACAGGGGCACAACGGCCAAAGCCCTTTGACATTGGAAACCGCTATTTTTTCGCGTGTGCTGGTGCCGGTGCCGCCGCTGCGGGTACCGCCGCTGCTGCGGGTGCTGGCGCGGGATCGTAAGGCTTCCGTTCGCCGGTCCTGAACATTTTTCCGGGCGCGGCTGCCTTAGCAGGCCCCCACGGATTGACATAGTCGGCCATGCCCGACCCCACGAGGATTTGGGCAACGTTCGCCTCAAGGCTAACAACGTCGCCGGAATGTCCGTCTTGTCCTTCATCACTTGCGTCGGTTCTGGGAAGAGGTGTCGCGTGTTTCAACTCCACGGTTGCGTTTCCCGTCACGAGCGCCCATGAATGACTGGTGACTACTGACATCGTGATTCTCCCTTCGCGGAAAATTGGATGTGGGCCGGAATTGCACCGGCCCGGAATCGGGAATCGAATTACGGAACGACGGTGAACTTGGACACGACGAAGGCGACGGGGTACTTCAGCGTCACGTCGGTCAGCATGAAAGTGGTGAGCTCGATCATGCCTTGCTTTTTCAGCCGGTAGGGATCGACAACGAGTTCGAAGCCGTTGCCCCACATGCTGATGACCAGAGTTTCAAAGACGCCCCGGATGAGAGTGTGCAAATTCGTTCCGGTGCCTTCCGTGCCATTCTTCGGCACTTGGTTGGTGGACCGCGCCACGTAGCCGTCCACGGTGTCGTCGTCTTCCCAAACCGGGAAACCTACGACGTTGCCCAAGCGCGCCGTCCTCTTGAGTTTCGACTTCACGCTCGGAGTGGTCAGCCAGGCGCCCGTGCCAAGTTGGTCGGCGTTCACGTCTTCGAGCCGCTCGGTCATGATGACGATGTCGTCCCACGCCGGGGACCCGCCGTTGCCCGCATCGTTTATGTAGTTGTAGAGTTGCACGCCGGTCGTGTTCAAAATTCCCGATGGTTGATTGTTTCCGACGCCGGTGCCGCTGATGGCCGCTTGGTCTACGGCCAGCGCCATGTCGCGCGCGAGGTCTTCGCGCACCAGCGTATCGACATCGATCACCGCTTGCGCGAGCAATTGCCGCGAATAGCTGGTCGAGGACTGATAGGTTTTCGGCGAGGCCGGAATCTGCGCCAGCGTGAGCGCGCTGTCCGTCACATCAACGCCGGGATTTTCACCAACCCAATACCCGGTTACTTTCCCCGTCTGCTTTGGGTAGGCGACGTTCTCCCGGAGACCGGCAATCGTCTGCGCGCCGAGTTCCTTCACGCGCATACGGTTGTAGAGGTATTGGATGAATTCACCCGGCAAGGTGAAAATCAGTTCCGAACCCTTCGTCGCGGTCTTAGTGTCGAGGCCGGCTCGTTTCAGCGATTCGGTGTGCATCGCCGTGAGCTTCGGATATTTCCGGTCCAGTTCTTCGGTGTGGGCGTGGCGGATGCTCCACGGGATGAACAAACCGCCGTGCTTCGCGCCCCGCCATTTCTTTTCGATTTCGCTGGATACTTCCAATTCGAAGCAGTTGATTCGCTTCGCTGTACCGGACTCGCTGAGTTCGGTGTTTTGAACCATCGCCATGATGCCGCGCGCGATGTTGTATTCCATCTGATCGCGTTCGGTCAGTGCGATGCCTTCCTCAATCTGCTCAGAGCCGGGTTGTGGCACTGAGCGTGTGCCCTTTTTGGCGACCTCTTCGAGAATCCGCGATGAGGCTTGGTCGACACTCAGATTGTCGCCGACCATCTTCGCGGCAGTTTCATCGTCCAACCCGTGACGCTTCGCAAGCCGAAAAATTTCAGCCGCGGCGGTCCGGGCCTCTGCTACTTCTGCTGGCATGGTTATGACCTCCGTTTGAGAATTCGGCTTGGTAGCCGGAACTGCTGTGGGAGCCTCGCTCCGAATCCGAATGCGGTACATCCGTTCGCCCTCGCGCGCCACGCGCCCGTGTCCGACGCTTGGGTCGGCGGGGACGGATACGGAACTCGCTTCGAGGGGCGTCCATTTCGTCGCGCGGTAGGTGTCGCCCTCTTTGTCGCTCGACTTTTCGAGGACGTATTCATGCACCATGTACCCCACGGAAATAAATTTGCGGATGCCGTCCTCGATGTCGCGCTTGATTTCTTTCGCGCGCGGGTTCTCGCTGAAGCGCACGGTCCCGCGCATTTTCTTGTCGGCATCGATGCGGATTTGTTCGATTAGGCCGACGAGGTCCTTGCCGTCGTGCTCGACAAGGAAAGAGAGACCGCGCTTGGCGCGCGAGAGGTCCACCGCGCCCTCGCCGTGGTCCAAAATTTCCGTGCCGTACCAACGCTTGACCGGATACTCGGAAGAGATGGCGATGTCCATCGAATCTTCGCCCTCGCCGTCGTGCGAATCGGTTTCGGTGCCAGCGGGCGGCGGCGGCGTCCGCATTGCATCGTCCTCATTCTCTTTTGCTTTTGCCGCCTCTTGTTCGAGGGCTGCCGCGGCGGGATCGCCGGGATCGTCCAGGACTTCGACTCCATCGACTACGCGCCGCGCTCCGTCTTTCCCTTTGCCCTTCTTCGTGCCCTTGTCCTTGCCTTTGTCTTTGTCTTTGCTCTTGCCGCGCACGGTGAGTTCGAGAATTTCAAACTCGCGCGACTGCATCGGCAAAAATTGCCCGTCCTTGAGGATTTCGGGTTCGCTTGCCGTCGTGGTCATTTCGCACCCCCAGGAATCGCAAAGAGTCGGCCCTGTCCGTCGCCGCCCCCGCTGGTTTCTTCGGAAGTCTGTTCCTCGCCCGTGGTCTTCTGAATTTTTGGCGGTTTCGCTGAGGCTTCCAATTCGACACCGTATTGCGTCGCAAGTTTTTTCTCTTCGGACAGTTGCTCGAAAGTATCCTCAACGTCTTCGCCCTTCTCCGCGAGAACGCTGGTCCGCGAAGCCAGCCCGCCGTCGATGGCGAGCAATGACGCCTGTACGTCCTTGAGCGGGTCGACCCATTGCCAGCCGCGCGGTTCCCACACGCCCTCCAGGAATTTCGACGGATCGCGCGAATCCAAAACGAGCTCGCCGGAAAGAAGCGCGAGGTCGAGCCATTCTTCGAAGATGCGCTCTAAGAACGACTCGACCATCCAGGACTGCAGGCGCCGCCACTGGTCGCGCTCGATGAGCAGGCCGGACCGCAGCGAGGAATAGTTCACGCCGGTGAGATCGCTGGCGAGCGCGTTGTAGCTCACGCCCAGGCCGGTCGCCACTTGGCGCAAGAGAGCGATGACGAATTGCGGAAAAGCGTTCGCCGGATGGTCCGGGTTCCACTGCACAAACTCCATGCCGGGCGGCAGGGTTTCAATCATTCCCGGATTCGCTTCTAGGGTGTACGTCGCGTCTGCGTTCGGCTGTTCGAAGGCGCTCGGGTCGGTGTACTTGAGCCAGCCCATCTTCGCGGCGCCGGTGCGCGCGGCGACGAGCTCGGCCTCGATGTAACCGTGAAGCATCCGCAACTGCGCCATGACGTTGTGAAACCAGGTGATGCCGCGGGCCTGGTTGACGCGCGTGGGATCAAAAAGGTGAACGATGTACTCGGAGGAAATGCGCTCGCGATTGAGCGTCCCGCCCATCTCGGTCGGCGGGCGCGGATTCACCCAGTACGCGACGGGCCTGCCCCAGGCGTCGACCTCAACGCCCATGCGGATTTCGTTCTGCCCCTGTTCGAGTAGCCGGTTGAAAAGCGGGTCCACCTGGTCGGCGTCGATGAGCTGCAGCGCGAAACGGTATTTATTTGTGAAGCCCGGCAAGAGCCGGATGAATGCCTCGCCGTCCATCGCCACGGTGCGGACCACCAGGTCCTGGACGCCGCGAAAAGAAAGTTTGCCGTCCGCCGTGCAGTTGCCGACTTTGCCCCATTCATCCCAAGCGGCCTCGACTTTTTCGTTCAGCGGTCGATTGAGGTCGCCGCTATTGTTCCGCACGCGCGCGCGCCGCTTGATGCCTGCATCGCCGATTACGTTCGCCGCGA